TAACACCGGAAAACCCCTGCCTATATTAGACCGGGAGTGGTCGTGGACGTGCGCCCTTTCTTCTATGCGCACGCGCGTAACTGACGCCGGCAGCGTGCATGAACTTGATCTACAGCCCTATGATGATGTGGCAAAATCAGATCCAATTATGAGGCTACCTGAAACAGTGTCAGTGGAACTTAGCCCAAACGACACAGTTGGCTCCGCTCTTAACAAGATATTTGATCGATTGAATACAATCAACAAACGTGATAATAACCGACAACATCTCGAATATCATATTGCCGATATCCCCTACAAACATCCGGTTGCTAATGTAGCAAGCCCATTACTGCATAAAATCGACATAAACAATCAATTGTTGAAGTCACAGCGTAATCCAGGTTTTGGCGCAGCTCAAGGTGAATCCCTTGTTGCTATAATTGAGCTCCTGTTTGCTGCATCACCAACAGCTAGTGCAATGGCGTTCTCAGCTACGCGCAATCCCGACAACCCGGAAACGCAAAATGTCGACCAACTAAGTGTCTTCCATATGGTCAAAGCCAAAGTCGACATAATTGACTATGCTCATGATTTACAAGATTATGATCGAAAAATAACCTATATAATCTGCCCATACGAGGTTGTTGGCATGATCACAAACGATGCCCAGGCAACGTCAACAACATCACCAGAGCGCAACCAGGCTAAGGTCGATTTCCTGATAAAAAATGGTTTTTTGCAGAAAGCCTATAACTACGTTTTCACCGGCCAAAACACCGAGATAATAAGATTTGACATCAACCTGCAGTTTGACTGGCTGATGACCAAGGACAATTTTGACGGCACAGTCCATATTGGGCAAGCCACAGTACCACAACAAGCTTCAGACACACAAAACCTTGGTAAAACCAGTTCAAATCCAAACGTGCCTACCGAGAAAACAACCGCGTTTGGCGGTAAGCCGGTCGAAGTAGAACAAACGGTGTCATCCGTGGGCGGCGCTTTTACAAGCCAGACAGTAACGTTAACCAACGATGCTAGGTTATCCCAAACAAGTAAACTAAGCCAAAACAAGACAAACATAACTTACGCCGAGGATTTAAATTGGCGAGATCTCGCCAGCTTTGACGTAACGCCGGTATCCTCATTCCATTCAGGAGGAGGTAACCGGGCGGCTACTGCTTACATGTTGGAACAAGATCCGTCAAAGCAACGCAGTGTCTATGGCTTGCTCCTCAATGAACTATACCGTGGTGGAGGCAGCCAAATGGGAATGGTAACAATTAACATGGACATTAGAGGCGACCCCTACTGGCTGGGAGATGATCTAGCGAACCCACCAGCAATTCCAAGCACAGGGATTGACGCAAGTACAGGGTTATATCCATCCTTCTATCTAGGGGAGTATTGCTTTGTTTTGAGGTTTAATATTCCACAAGGCTATAACGACGCGACGAACACACCGCGTTTGAAACAAAATGAAATGTTCACTGGCATTTATGCTGTGACGCGCATTCACCACAAATTTGCCGACGGTATGTATACACAAACCCTGGCCGAAGCCCAACGAAAGATCGGTATTACAATAACTGATAATATCAATCTGTCAGCATAATTGAGAGCGTTAGATGGTCCTTAGCTACAGCAGAACAACCACTGTCCCAAAGCAACTCAGTCTCCATCCAAACGGCACTGAGACACGGTATATGGGCACTTACCTAGGATTTGTTAAAGATAACAGTGACGTTCAATGCATGGGACGTTTGAAGGTGTGGATTCCAGAACTGTCGTCTGATCCATTTAATGGCCTTGTCACAGTCAATTATTGCTCGCCTTTCGCCGGCGCCACTCCGATCATCGCAGTGAACAAGTCGAGCCAAGCTGACAGTCAAACATCGTATGGTTTTTTTGCCGTGCCGCCTGATATTGACAACGAAGTAATCGTGCAATTCATAAACGGCGATCCAAACAGAGGCATATGGATAGGCTGCCTCTATCAGCAGTTCATGGACAATATGGTGCCTGGCATTCCAGTTGGCCCAACCACCACGTCAAATGGTAAAGAAACCGCTCCAGTCCAAGAGTATAACAAATGGGACTCCACACAAGCAGCGAATCCGAACCCGTTGCGGCCGCCATATGTGCCGCTTACTACTGGCCTTCTGAATGAAGGGCTGATGAGCGATGGTAACCGGGGGCCAAGTGACAGTTCAGCTCGTAGGAGCACAAAACCCGACGTTCTTGGTCTGTTGTCTCCGGGTGGATCACAATTAGTTTTAGACGACAATCCAGACAACACCTTTATCCGCCTGCGGACAAAGTCTGGTGCGCAAGTTTTGATAAACGATGCGATTGGCATGATTTATGTCATCAGCAAAAACGGTAATTCTTGGCTAGAGGTGGGCGACGACGGCATCAACGCTTACTCGGCTTCACCAATATCATACCGCTCACAATCCGATATCAACCTCCACGCTGATGGCAAAGTGAATATTTACGGCCAGAAAGGTGTGACCCTAGCAACATCGGCTGCTATCACTTTGCAAGGAACTGGCGCAATCAACATCGCAAGTGGTGGCCCACTTAATCTCCAATCGCAAAACACACTTTCCTTGCTTAGTCAAGAGGATGTCGCTGTTTCAAGTGGCTGCACTATCGGGTTGCAAGCAAGCTGCAACGTTGCTGTACAGGCGCAGCAATGTGTTGGTGTAACCGCACAGTGCGGCCTTTATCTCGTCGGAAAGCCGGTTTATCAAAACGGGCCAGTCGGGCCAACTCCTGGATCAGCAGCGCAGGCGTCCTTAATTCCTGTGACTAGCAAATCCGATCGAGAGCTCAACGTTGAGAAGGGTTATCCGGAACTTTCAACAAAAACTATTTGCTCGGTGATGCCATCGCACGAACCGTGGTCAGGGCATGCATCATCTGGATTAGGGCCTGAATCTAAAGCTGTGAATCTCAACTATCAAACCCGCACGCAAGCGGGCGATTATGGAGCACAACCCTCTCCAAACGATATCCTGCCCGGACAGCCTGAGCTGCCGCCAGGCAATGACACCAGTTATTGGGTGCCAGTATCTGGTATAGTGTCATCACAATTTGGACCACGGGCCGGGGGCAACCATCCAGGCTGTGACATCGCGCGCAATTCCGGCAATGCTATTGTTGCCACAAAATCGGGTTCTGTCGTTTTCGCAGGGTTCGGCCAGCCTGGATCAGGATATGGCGGTTACGGAAACTGTGTCTGTATCGACCATGGCAACGGCCTACGCTCAATTTACGGCCATATGATGAATCTACCCGCAGTCAATAAAGGCGACAAGGTTGCGCAAGGACAGTTTTTGGGCAACGTGGGCGCAACTGGTAATGTAACTGGACCACATCTGCACTTCGAACTCAGGCAAGGCGGCAACCCATTTGACCCTGCGACTGTGCTGCCAGGACTATCTCTGGCAGGAATAAAGGTAACAGCAGGCGATCCGGATCCAAACAGGAGACAGGCCACGCAAACCGCGCTTAATACAACATTGACGACGACCAATGTGATCACATGATCGACTATGACAAGCGAGGGTTATTCTTAATCTTTTCTTCAATCATTTTCATATAGACGCGGCGCTCAGAGTAGCTCATAGCAAACGCCTCTTCCCTGGTCAGGCCATTGCCGTAGAGAACTAGCTGATAAACTGATTTTGAAATGTTGTTCCCAGATTCAACATACTCGTTAAGCAGGATTGGAATCTTATCCCCTGGAGTGCTTAAGAGTCTGAGGCGAAAAAACTTGACGGATCGTATACGATAGGAACACGCCATACACTGGTGCACTTCTCATTGCTGCACACCACATCGGTCTCTTTTGGTAAGCCATATTTCGTAAATTCTTCAAGGCCGTCCCGCACCTTCTTAACGATAACCCGCGAAGAATTATCGAGGAATTCTTTGATTTGTGCGATGTCAGTTACTTCAGCTTGTGGTGTGATAATCTTCATCACACATTCACTTATCATCTCGAGTGAAACATTAGCCATGCGATCATACGCTTGTGATACTTCCCGCGATTTCACCTCGTCGGAAAGTTCTTTGTTTTCTAATATGTTCTGAATGTGCTTTGTCTCTTCGAACTGCCGCAGGTTCACTAGGTTGTTTGAACGGAGCGTAAATGGCCTGAGGTGAGCAACAAGTTCGTCGGACAGCCGTATAACATGCTGTTTCGGGAATGGCGTTACCTGTTCAAGGACAGATCTGATGCTCAATGTGAAATCATTCAATTTCTGACATTTAGGGCACTGTGCTTTTAGATGTAGCGCATCGCCAAAACTAACCGACTTAGCGGCTAAGATAATAACATCAGCGTCTTGAATAAGGACCTCTTTGGGATTGGTTAGCGAAGGGCAGCAACTGGCTACAATCCGTTCGAGGGCTGATCCGTTTAAAAGGCTATCTGGATTAGTGGCCACCATCTCATCGGCGGCCGTCATTGGGTAAATTCCGACCTCCCTGTTAGGCGAAAAATCAAATGTGCCTTCAGCATTGTAGTAGCCGTTAGTTGGCAACTTAACATGTATTCCCGGCTGGCGAAAAAATCCTTGTAGCGGATTAGAAACCATACACACCCTCCTCATTATATATAGTTATTTATTTTTGCCAAATTGGCGCGTTTCGCCACTAAATATTTTTGCATACAGTCAAGGATTATCTAAATGGTTGATATCACTACGCAAGAGATGAAAGATCTCCTTCTGAAGCTAGGGGACAGACTTAACAACACAGAAGGCGACACCAACACTGTCTCAAAGCTTCACGATATCAAACTCATTCTGGAGCGTATGGAAAAACTCCAGATTAAAAATAATCCGAGGGTTTATGCCGACCTGATCAGTAAAGCGATAGCTGATGCATTTAATAGGCAGGGCCCGCCAAATCAACTTAGGAACGTAGCATCACCGAACTTTGACATAGTCGATCAAGGCGTTGTTCGATCACGTGCGGCTCTTGTGCGTGAACTGGAAACCTTAACTGCATCGTTTAGAAGTGCACGTGTCCAATTTGGACAGGGCGGGTTTGCCCAGCGACGCAGCCTCCTGCCGGACCTGTCGAATGCCGGCGAAGCCGGTAAGCAATTGGGTGAACTATCAGCTAATGCCGTGCGCCTTAAAAGTGCAATGGCGTTAGGCGCTGCTGGCATTACCGCTGCTACTGCAATCATTAGCGGCCTAACGCCACTTGTCAACGAACAATATGACATGTATCACCAACTGTCCAAATATGGACAAACGTTTGGCGGTGACATGTTTGCGATGACGCGAGCTGTTGCGGGAGCAAGAATACCATTAGATGTTATGACCAACGCAATGCAACACGGCACAGTTGCATTGCGACAGTTGGGCGCTGACGGCGCCGCTAATGCAACACGCCAGCTTATGATATCTATGAGGGCAGTCCACAACCTTGGTATGTCGACTGAGGAAACGGTCGAAAACTTGGGTGTGTTTGCTGAACAAGTAAAGTATCAAGGAGGCCTCGATCGGATCAGAAACAGCAGTCTTGATCAAACATTTCAGACAATGATCAAAGACACAACAACATACTCGGCAGCTTGGGGTAGGTCGGTCGAAGAAATACGACGAGCGGCCGCTGATATTGCCAGAGATCCAAGGCAGCACGCGTGGATGGCAGCGTTGGCTCCCGAGCAACGGATCCGCCTTACAGGCATCCAGGCAGCATTGCCTGAAGGAATGCGCCAAGATTTTGCCTCTGTGCAAAAATATCTTGCAACCGGTCGTGTCGACGAACGGGCGTCAAATGTCATGCGCAATGCGCCACAACTTTTTGCCGCCTACCAGAGGATTGCTCATGCTCAGTCGATAACTGCTCAAAACGTGACCAACCTCGTTGAGATCGCTGGTCGGCAAAGCCAAAGCCAAATGCAAGCGGGTGGTCTCATGCCGGTCATAGCCGATGCGCAAGACCGGGCTTCAGAGCTAGCGCGTGATTTGTTTGTCAGCCTAGACGAAGCCGCAGCCACACGCACTAACAATGCAGGCGAAGGCCTTGCGAATCAGAGAGCTCTTACAGGAGCAATCACAGATTACCGCAACGCCATGGACGCTGCAAAAGCAGCTATGCAGTATGGCGTCCAAAGCATAGTCGCAGGCGCGCAAGAAACGGCGGCTGTGATTATGGAGAAGGAAGTCGATTTCATTAACAACCATTATGCGCAATTTATTGACACCATGGATGGCATTACGAGACATATGACCGAATACGATAAAAAGGTGGCGGCGTTTGTCAATTCGATGTCACCTGGCGCAGTTGTAGCCGGCCATGAAGCTGCCAGCATGTTGTCAACCGCTGCGCAATATGGCATTGAAGGTCTGGGAGTGGTTGGAGCTTGGGCTGGTGCAAAAAGGGCGGCTGGCTTAGTGAGGAATGTTGTGACAGGTGGCAGGGTCGCTGGCACAACAGCAGGCGCGGCACCGGGTGTTTTAGGAGGGGCAGCAGGCGCAGCTACAGGGTTAACTGTAGCGGGTGGCACAGCGACTGGCACTATGTCACGAGCTGCTAGGCTTGCACGTGGCGGAAGATTCCTCAAACGTTTCCTGCCAACCCCGTTGCTATTCATGATAGAGGGTATAACCACTTACAGTGAGATCCAAGAAGCCGCAGCAGATCTAGCAGACGGACGTATTACGCAGGCACAATTCCAGACCCAAGTTGCTGAGTCAGTTGGCAAGGCTGCAGGCGGCATTGGCGGCGCATTGCTAGGCTTGCAGCTTGGCGCAATGGGTGGCGGTGCAGTCGGATCAGTAGTCCCCGGCGTTGGTACCGGCATTGGCGCCGTTGTAGGAGGCATAGGTGGCTCAATAGCAGGCGGCTTTGGTGGCGAAGCAGTTGGCAGTAGGGCAGCCGATCTAATCGCCGGTTACCTTCCATCATCGCCACAACCGACATTACCACAAGTAGGTCAATCACCTACGCCAAGTACACAAGCAAACGGAGCGTCGCCAACGCCAGCTAATGGTGCTGTTGCACCTGATGCTGATGCACCACGCCCAGTTGTTGCTGATCCATTGGCCCAGCTAGTTGATGTTATGACAAGGTTCTCAGATGAGTTTCACCAGCAAAACCTGATGTTGGGGCAATACCAGCAAGATATGAAAGGTATTTTTATAGCAATCGAGGAAAATACCGAGAGTTTAAATCGAAATGCTCGGCGTGATCCTAGTGTCGTTCGCTAACTAAATAATTGATCGATTACCTCCTTTAAGGAATAGAACAATTTCTTGGAAAAAGCATTTTCAGGTAGTTAACACTGACCGCCGCCTCAAGATTGCGCTCGAGAAATCGCGGCGTGACTCTGATGTGCTCCACAACGGGGTGGTCGGCAACAAGTTCTCCAGTGTTCTACCAGAAGTATACGCGGGTCATCCTTTGAGGATTGAGCGCTATACGCAATATGACCAAATGGATATGGACAGTGAAGTGAACGCTGCCCTTGACACCATTGCTGATTTCTGCACACAAAAAGATGACAACACCGGCGAAATCTTTGAAATTGTTTATAATGGCTCGCAGTCAGATACTGAAGTTGAAATCCTCAAAACCTGCCTTCATCAATGGAATAAAATAAATGAATTCAATCGCAGGTTCTGGCGGATTTTTCGATCAACATTAAAATATGGCGATCAATTTTTCATTCGTGATCCAGAGACCCTCAAATGGTATTGGGTTGAGCAGGCAATGGTTGAAAAGATCCTTGTCAATGAAGCGAATGGGAAGGAGCCGGAGGCTTATCTTGTTAGAAATCTAAATCTCAATGCTACGAATCTCACTGCAACACAATCCCAGCAATATGGCAATAATATTCAAGGTATAGGTAGCAATTCATTAAACCAATATGGCGGTGTCGGTGCCTGGGGTGCTGTTGGTGGTCCTAGCCGAATGGGTCCTGTCACCAATCCAAACGGCCGTTATGCATCTGACTCCAACCAACTGTTAACGGCAGTTGATGCAACTCACATGGTCCATTTAAGTTTGTCCGAGGGGTTAGACGCAAACTGGCCATTTGGCGTTTCTATTCTTGAAAGCGTGTTCAAAACATTCAGGCAGAAAGAACTTCTCGAGGATGCTGTAATCATCTATCGCATCATTCGTGCACCTGAGCGACGCATCTTCTACATTGATACTGGACAAATGCCCGCCCACAAGGCTGGCGCCTATATTGAAAAAGTTAAGAACGAAATATATCAAAAGAGGATCCCAAGCCGGACGGGCGGCGCATCGACATTAACAACAGATGCAGCCTACTCGCCAATGTGCCTCGACATGACGACACGCGTACCACTAGAGGATGGGCGGACTCTATCGCTTGTAGAGCTAGAACAGGAGTATCGTGCAGGCGTCAACAACTGTGCATTCAGCTGCAATCCACAGACAGGCGCAGTAGTTCCTGGGCCGATAACATGGGCTGGTGTCACAAGGCAAAATGCCGAAGTGATTTGCTTACACCTGGACAATGGACAATCACTCATTTGCACACCGGACCATAAGATCCCAGTCAGAGGGCGCGGCGTCGTTATGGCAGCAAATTTAACAACTGACGATGAACTGTTCGGCTTTAATAAACTGAACGATCAAGGAACATTTGTTGTTCGCTTAGACCGAATAGAACAACTGCCATATAGAATGGATGTTGGCACAATTACTATCGACGGAAATGAAGACTACCATTCTCTGCATAATTTCGCCATCGAACAACAAATCATTGTTCAAAACAGCATGATTGACGACTATTTTTTTGCGACTGGCGAGAGCGGTCGTGGCTCGAAAGTTGAAACGTTGCCTGGTGGCGAGAACTTAGGCGTAATCGATGACCTTCGTTGGTGGCAGAACAAACTGATACGTGGTTTAAGAGTTCCAAGTTCATATTTGCCAAACGGGCCAGACGACGGCCAGCAAACATACAATGACGGCCGCACAGGTGCAGCATATATTCAAGAGTATCGTTTCGCCACCTATTGCGCACGCCTTCAGCAGTTGATTGCGCCAGTCTTTGACAAGGAATTTAAACTGTTCGTAAAACAGAGAGGATTCAATATCGACTCTTCTATTTTCGAACTAGCTTTCACGACGCCACAACATTTTAGCGACTTTGCCCGCGTCGAAAAAGACGCTGCTATGATTAATGTATTCCAACCACTAGTTGAGTTGAAATGGTTCAGCAAGCGCTTCCTCATGCGTCGCTATCTAGGCATGACAGAAGAAGAGATAACCGAAAACGAAGAAAAATGGCGTCAAGAGAACCCAGACGCAATCGATGCTGTTGGGGCAAGTGAAGGTGGAGGTGGCTCAGCAGCCGATATGGCCGCAGACGCTGCGCCTGGCATCGATAGTATGGGGCTAGATGATACCGGCGAAGAAGGTGAGGCTGAAGGAGGTGACCAAATGGATGCTGGTGGTGGACAAGAGCCTAAACAGGCAGCAACCGGAGCGAGCCCACCAGGAGATATGCCGCAATGAGGATGCGCGAGATATTGGAATCAGGCCCGGCTACAACTTCAATCGGCCAACAACTTTCGATGGCCGATTTAGACGCACGCGCTGGAGAAGGCAGGTATTCCGCGGAGGACGACGAGGTTGAAAAGCGTCACCTTGGTGACACACGGAAGCCAAAAATTACCCTGAAAATGTTAAATCGTTTGAAGATGATACGAGCGGCAAAAAAGCTGGAGATTATGCAAAAGCAGAAGATCCTAGGTATAATGTACGCTGCTCCAGCTAGCGATGAACAATCCCTCTAATTGAGCATAAGTTTCTTCGCTATCTTACGCAATTGCTCGACTTCTTCTGTTGAAAACTGTGAAATGCGAGGCCCAAACATCCGCATAAAACGAAAGTAAGCGTCGCCTTTTAGGTTAGTAATTTTAAAGCCATTATCGGAAAGATATTGAATTACTGCAGCCGCAGTAGCCGGCGCCCTATCAAAATGGGTCGTTAGATGTAGGATTAAATTCGTCGCAAGAGACCGGCATTCATTTGTCTCGAATCCTCGGTCGCGGCTGGCAATTATCTTGTTGGCCTTGTTGACCGCTTCTTTAATTAAATTACTATCCATGCTACTTTCCTCGACTATTTTCATCCAGAATAACGCCAACTCTGGTTTCAGTCAATTTTGCACGCATATAACCATCCAGTTTATAAATAGGTCCTGTAGACCTGTGTGGCTTTTGCGAGCCCAAGTGTTAGGGAGTTCAAGGAAAAATGGAGAATATTAATCTACAATCCGTGCTTGACCAACTTGTAAAAGAAGAGCGCGACGTGGCAGCATCAATCCTTCACAAGTGGTTCGTTGACCGGTGCTCGCAAATCCACCGCACGCTGGTAAAAGAGAGTGTAGAGCAGACGGATGACGACGCAGAACAGACCGACGAAAACTTATCGCCTATCAGCGGCATTCAAACGGCGGATGATGATGTAGACGAACTTATCCTCACGCCTGACGAGCTGCCTGAAGCTGGCGATAACGATCCAGACCCCGACGACAATGAATTTCCTGACGATAATGAAACCGATGTTGAAACGCCAGGTGATATGGGCGACGAGGTTGGCCTTGAGGATCGGGTTGATGATTTAGAGCAGGAGCTTCAGAAGTTGCGAGCTGAATTACAGGCAGCTATAACAGGAGATGAGGCACCCGAGGAGCCCGAAGATGACGAGGCAGAATTAAGCTTCGAAGATCTCGATGAATCGTTCGAGTTAGAACGGGTCACACCAGCAAAGCTTGACCGGCCTGTATATGCAGCCGATGGTGGCAATGCGCCACAGGCCGAACATAAAAGCCTTCTGCCAACTCATGCGCCTCGTGATAGGATTGGTGGTGGACCAATTGAAACCAAGGTGACCGAGTTTACAGGGCATGATCGCGAGCCGTCACCCACAGTAAAGTCAGGACGGCTATTTAAGAACCAGGTCAAAAATGCAGAGACTGCCTTGGAAAAGGTCCCCGCACGAGGCCCAAAAGGATCGTTGCTTGCAAAGGAGACTCCTGAAGACTCAAAAGCAGAAAGTTTAATGGGAGGACGTAACGACTTACGTGGGCCCCGACCTTTCTAAAACGCACGACTACACAGGAACAGGGTTAGAACGGCTTCTAACCCTTTCTTTTACCGTGAAAACACCCTTTTGATACAGTTTTTATCGATGATCGTTGACTCTTGTTAAATACTAACAGTTTAAGATCTCGCCAATTTTTGAAGGATTTCTTACTATGCAGAAAGTAGACCTTAAAAAGGTTCTGGACATGCTCATCAATGAGGAACAGGACAAGGCAGAGTCCCTTCTCCATCAGTGGTTCGTGCAAAAGACGAAAGCAATCCACGAAAACCTGATGCAGGATGACGATGTCCTTGAGAACGACATTGAGGACGACCAGGACGAAGTTGACAGTGAGGAATTCTACGGCGAAGCCGAGGGATCTGAAGACGAGGACTCGGATGACAGTGAAGTTGATGCCATGGCTGCTGACGATGCCGAAAGTGACCTCGACAGTCCCGACATGGCGGATGACGTGCCAGGCGGCAACGACGATCCGTTTAGCGGCAGCGAAGACGACATCGTTACAGATCCTGCAGAAATAATGGATCAATTTGATGACCTACAATCAGATCTGGCACGGTTGAAGGCTGAGTTCGAACAGATCACTGGCGCAAGTAGTGACGATATGGGTGACGCGTCTACAACACTGCCACCTGACGCCGACGCTGGTAATATGGCTGGTGATGACCTTGATGCAGCAGTTGATGATGAACCAGCTGAAGGCTTTACGCAGGACGAGGAGGTTCCATTCAACGAGAGTGACTATGCCGATCTCGACGAATCATTCGAACTAGAGAAGGTCACGCCACAGAAGCTTGAAAAGCCGACCTACTCCGGAACAGGGGGCTCAGCAGGCACGGTTAATGACAAAAGCCTCATTTCGGGTAAGAACAAGCCGGATGTCTATGCGCATGACCCTATTGAATTCGGCGGAGAGGATAAGCCAAAGTACCTTGGCGACGATACGCCTGAATACAAGAAGGCGCCGCTACGTAAGAACCAGGTAAAGAATGCTGAAGACGACCTCGAAAAGGTGCCGGCGATGGGGCCAAAGAATGCCTTACTGAATAACAAAGGCGAAGGTTACGAGCAGGATAAAGTTAACAATTTCTTCGCTGGCGGCAGGAAAGTTTCAGAGTCAAAAAAAAAGACCGGCAAAGTAAGTGAAGCACGGTACGAATCAGACCTCCAGGATCACGAACCGAGATACGTACATGGTGTAAGAGGCGCTGAAAGCAAGAAGTTCAAAAAGAAGTTTAGAAATCAGAAGGACATGGAAAAGTGGATGGATGCAGAAGGTGACAACCACGAGATCCACCAAGTTTCCAGGGATTAAAGAAAGGATCTAAATATGGCTAAGAAACCAGTTAAGAAGGGCGGTAAAAAGGACAAGTGATAGCTTGTCGCTTTTGAAAATAAGGGAGCAACTGCTCCCTTTATTTTTGACATTCAGGTTACAATTGGATTGCAAATTTGAACGCATCTGTTTAGCCTACTTGTGTGGTAAACACTTTGTATATCACACGGCAACTACTCGAACATAGAGATCGAAATGGATACTGTTTTAATTGCTGAGGACGACCTAATGGTGGCAGACATGTTGGCAGAGATTCTAGCCGACGAGGGATTTGAGGTAATAGGTATTGCGCAGAGGGTCTCGGAAGCTATCGCTATTGCCCAGCGCCACACGCCCGATTTGGCAGTTATTGATGTCCAATTACTCGACGGGCTCGGAACTGAATTGGCAAACGAGCTCCTGCACCACAAGGAGATAGGAATATTATATACAACTGGCAATAAAGATCTTGTAGCCGGTGCACGAGGGCATGCGTGTCTCGGCAAACCCTTTAGCCTCCGAGACGCTGCAATATCTCTGAGATTTATTTCGGAGATATTGCAACAAAACGAACCAACTCGCTCGCCGCCGTCAGGCTTGCATCTACTTGGTGTCAGTCACTAATGGTAGAATGATCCTACATTGGGTGCCTTGGCTGAGCCTTGCTACTTCAAGCGTGGCACCCACCTGTTGCGCTAGGCGTCGCACTAGTCCCAGTCCGTGGCGCCTCGATTCAGCGTCGAGATTTATGCCAACGCCAGTATCTTGGACAGACAACACTGGTTTTTCTTGGTCGGCAGTTAACTTTACAGCGATTTGTCCCTCGCCGTCGGGAAACGCGTGTTTATAACAATTTCCAATAAGTTCTGTAACAGCGATGCCCATAGCGGTTGCTGTATCAAGATCTACAACCACTTCATGGAGCTCAGCAGAGTTGAGCTCTATGTTGCCTGGATGTATAGTTCTTAGGACGGAACACAGCTTATCTAAGTAGTGGTTGAAACTGATAGTTTTGGTTAAGCCACTTCCTAAGAGATGGTCATAAACAGCAGCTAGCGCTTGCACCCTACTAGCAACCGCCCTAAAGCTATCGGCTGCACCTGGATTTACCTCCGCCTCTATATTAAGCATCGAATACACGAGGTGGAGATTATTTCGCACACGATGTTGAAGTTCGCGCGCTAATAGCTCACGTTCGTCCAATGCAGCCTGCAACCTCTCCGCTCTTACCATATTCGCAACAGCTTCGGCGACCACATTTCCAAATGAGGTAAGGAAATTTATATCGTGTCGTTCAAATCTGCGAACGGATTTGCTATCTACCTGTAGGATACCATAGACCCGTGCACTTGCAGTATCGATGCTCGGTATGATGACATTAACTGATGACACAACACCGTTTGATGTATAATAATCTGGCAGGACGAAGTCACTTGCCTTGGTGAGATCTTCACAGATGACTGGCTGCCCAGTTACAAAGGCCCGACCTCCTGGACTAGTTGAATCAACCTTTGAGTATGGCTCCTCTATCTGATGCCAGCCATATCCCGCGACTATGACTAAATCATCATGCTCGGGCCTATACTGGCAAATTTTGCATAGATCGACCGACATACGTTCAGCGCAGATTCGCACCGCGCTTTTCAACACTTCTTTTAGATCGGTAGCATGAAACGCAAAACTACCAAATTCAGCGAGAGCCTGTTGCTGGTTCAGCAATTGAGTAATAGTTGCACTCGTTTCGGATGTCATATTTTTTGTCCATAACCGTAGTCCGTTTAGTTAATAACACAGTGGGTGGTAGCAAGCTGTCACTATGTGTGGCTTAATCATAGTAATGCAACGCCTGAGAGCAACACGTTAATTTGCGTCGCTAAAGTGGTTTGTAAAGTTTGTTCTGGTGAGGGGGATAACTAGGTGGTAAGACGGCGCAGCAAAATAAATATCTACAGAACATAGTGTCAGGGCTTGTCGAACAGATACAAAAAGATCAACAATGATTAAGAGTTTGTTCCTGACAAAATGAAAAACCAAAGATGGCTCGATCGAAGCCTCCAGCTGGAATGAGGAATTTAAGACATGTTATTACTCAGGGAGAATCTAACGTTTGATAATGCCCATATTCGTCTTGAACATCAGGATGATGATAGCGGGAGAAAGAATCTCTTTATGAGTGGTATCTTTATCCAAGGCGGTATCAAAAATCATAACCAAAGGGTTTATCCAGTTAATGAGATCCGCAGAGCTGTCGAGTCATTAAATCAACAGATAATTGACACTGGCGCGATATGTGGTGAACTGACACATCCGGAAGAATTGGACATCAACCTCGACCGGGTGTCACACGGCATAGTTGAAATGCGGATGGACGGGCCAAATGGAGTTGGCAAGCTGCGCATTTATCCCACTCCATGTGGCAACATTGCGCGGACATTGCTGGAGAGTGGTGTGAAATTAGGCGTGTCATCTCGCGGATCGGGCAACGTCGACAATGGAAACGTGTCAGATTTTGAGATAGTCACCGTCGACATTGTGGCTAGACCATCAGCGCCGCAGGCATATCCTATTCCGGTCTACGAAACACGTAACGGTAAGCGTGGCAAGATTATTGAGGATCTGGCCGAATCTGTGCGGCATGATCCCAAGGCGCAAAAACATTTGCAAAAGGAACTGCTTAGTTGGATTGACAGGCTGCGATAAATGGGTATTCGCAGCTTGCTCGCTATAGTTGCAGCAAGTTTACTGGCTGCGCAAACAGTGCACATGCAGCCAGCACCCGCACAGTACCTC